AGTTATCAAATCCAGCGGATTCAAACTCCTGTGGCAACGTGTTGTTTTGTCTTTGGTTTATTAATTTAGACTCTTGAGTACCTTGCATTTGTATTCTATTGTCTTTTCTATTTTCTATTTCAGACTCTTTTTGAGTCTCAGCTTTAGATTTTATTCCAGCTAATTGCATATTGTATTGAAACTCTTCAGCCATTAAACCTTTCTTTATCTCGGCTTCTTGTAGCATCTTTTTTATTTCAAGTTGCATTTTAGATGTTTCTATTTGAATTGTAGTCTCAGCAAGAGCCTGCTGTTTATGCATTTCTGCTTCAATAGCTTCTTGTGATGCTTGAGAATTTGCTTGCGCCTGTGCTTGAATATTAGCTTGTTGATTAGCTTGATCTTGTTTTGCTTTTTGTTTTCTCTTTTGCTTTAACAGAGCATTAGCAAGTTTCATATTTTTAACTTGTCTAATATCTATTGCATCATCTAAATCTATACCTCCGCTTTGAAGAGCTATTTGTATGTTTTGTTCTAGTTGAGCTTTTACTTCTTCGTCTGGTTCTAGTTCTAAAAATATACCAAAATCTTGAAGATTTTTTTCTTGCAACTCTTCTAAAGTGCCTGTATTGTAAGATGATATAGAGTCTATTAATGCAGCTCTGGTTAAAGGATATCCTAAAGCATCAGCTATTCTTAATGATATATTTTCACAAGTTCTTAGTGTTAAATATAAACCACCTTGCATTACATGTCTAAGCGCTGTGTTAGAATTTGCTGCTGCCATTTTCTGTAAACCAACTAAAGCATGAGCATCAGGAGTACTGGCATCTGTTGCTTCATTAAGCCCCGTTACATCACGTATCATTTGTAAATAGTATTGATACGTTTGTATTAAACTTTGTATTTTAGCACCTCCACTACCTGTCTGTAGTTCTTGAATAGGTACTTTGCCTCTATTCAAATCACCATCTTGTGTCATAGACCTACCAACTATAGAACCTGTTTGGAAGTACATGTTAAGTGCTTCTTGAGCATTATAGTTTGTTCCATTACCTAAATCAACTTCAGCTAGTCCATCTACATCTACAAAAACACCGTCTGGCACCATTCTAGACAACACTTGTTGTAACTTTAAATGAGTTAATTGAATCATATCAGCAAAACCAGTTACTCTGCTAACTGTTGATTCTATCATACCTTTATACATGCGTGGTGCACATATAGAATAATTCATATTAACTTTGGTTAAATTAGAATTAGGCCTTGTCATATTTTCTGACATTTTCCACTCTAACATCATTTCGTGGCCCAGTATTTTAGCACCAGTATATAAAACTTCTATAGCTCTACCTACTCTTTCGAAATTATCGTTTGGTTGAGGATTAAATGTATCTGGCTTTTCTAAAGCTTTTTCTAATCCTTGCTCTGTTTGTTTTATTTTAAATATTTGATTTGAATATGTTTTATATTCAAAATACAATACTTGAATTTGATTTTGAGAATCTTGTTGAGAATAAAAGTTTCTAGTGTAATTAGCATCACCAGGGAATTTTTCTATTTTTTTTAACTCTTCTTCTGATAAACCAGGAAATTGTTTTTTTAATTCAACTAAACTTATAGACTTAACTTCACCAGCGTAATATATGTCGTCAAAATTAGGATCTTCTGTGTAAGAGTAAACTAAATTAGCTGGATCAACGTAATTTATTGTAACACCATTGGCTAAATTAAAGTCTGTTTTAACAGCACTTATACCTATTATTGTTAAATCTTGAATTAATCTTTTCTTTATTAAGTCATATTTATTAAAAGCTAAAACGTTTTCAATAGCCTCTTCCTCAGCTATTTCAATTGATTGCTTGTAACTCAACTGCATATGAAGATCTAATTCTTGTTGACTCTCGGGTATATTATTAGGATCATTACTATTAAAGAAATCCATACCTGTAGCTTGATTAGTAGCTTGTATTATCTCTTTAGCATACATGTCTCTCATTATAGAATCTGCATACTTTGTTCTTTTCTTTAAAGACTCTGGATCTTGAGCAAAAGCTTTTATGTCAAATATTTTTTGAGACATACCATTAACTATAATATCAACAAATTTAGGTATTATAGGTACTGGCTTCCAGTCTAAATTTAAATAAGACAAATCACCATTTATAGATAATTCATCTTTATATTTTTGAACAGGTTGTTCACCTCTAGCATATAATCTTAGTCTATGAAAATTTAACCAACTGTTTTGATACCTATTACCTAGTCCACCTCTATCTCCAGAAAACCACTCTCCTTCAATAGCTCGTCCTACGGCGTAACCATAATCATAACTTTGCTTTTCTTCATCAGATACTACCTGACTAGGAAACGAACCTACGTAATTGCTATAAATCATTTATCTTATTATTTTTGAACTAAATCCTTTGTTATCATACTTTTTAAAACCTAAAGGTTTTTGCTCTAATTGTCTTTTAAAAACTGGAGTATATAAATTTTTATTGCACGCCATTAAAGCTAATCCAGAACTAATAGAAGCATCGTGCTTTGTTCTATTGTTTATATCAAACCTTGACCAGTCTTCTAATGTTCTTTGAAAATAAATATCTCCATACTTGCCTTCTATATTACCTACATAATTCTCTATATAAGACTCTATAGCAGCAGCGTGAGCTTGCTTTATATCTTGACTAGAGTTAGGTATACCACCTATTTCTCTTTCTGTTATAGATAATTTCATATAGATCTTATCTGGTCTATTCATACTGTAACCTCTATAACCTCTTCTTTTAAAATGATATAGTAATCTAGGTTTATTGTTTTCAGCTAGTATTGGCATACCATAAAAAACACAGGCCATAAGTACATCTTCAAAAAATATTTCAGCGGTTTGTGGTCTAGCTATATACTCTAAGAAAAATAAACTGTTAGGTACTTTTTCCATTGAAAATTTAGTTAAACCATGTAGTGAACCATTAGAACCTCTTGAATCAACTGTACCAGATATATCATAAGGGTCACATCCAAAAGCGCCACAATGTTCATTGCCAGGATATTTTAAACCATTTTTTAAAATAACTCTATTTTGTAACTCTATAGGTGGAACCCATGTTATTAAAAACCTACCGCTTTTATTAGGTACAAATAAAACACTACTGTCTTGTATTCCGTTTTGCCATTGAAAAGAACCTTTTGTAACTAATGATTCGTTTCTTACATCTTGATTGTAATCTATTTGCTCATATATCTTTGTCAAATTAAACAAAGATTGTTTTGCTTCATCTCTAAAAGCGTGTTGCTCTGTTCTTGGAAATTGTCTGTAAAATTCATTTAAACCATCTTGGTCTTTCTTTAATCCATCTACTTCGTTTTGCCAATACTCTATTACACCTATTCTTATTCTTTTTCCTTGCGGACTAAATTTATCTTTTTTTGGAGTTTCGAAGACAGGTAAGCCATAAGAATCAATGTATCCTTCGTAGTTCCATTCCATAGGTATGAACAGAGAATATAATCCTGAGCGAGTCTCTCCATTGGCGTTTCTTTCCTCAACATTTGAATCATAATATAATTTTTTAAAATTACTACCACCCTTGTCTAAAGCGTTAGAGGTAGAACCCATCATACACTTACCTATTATTGTACCACCTAGTCTTAATGTTGTTTTTGTAACTCTCCAGTTATTGAGTATATTGTTTGGTTTCTCCCATTTACCTGATTCATCATGTACAAGGAGTTTAAGTTTTTCTCCATCATAGGAGTTGTCGCCTGTGTTTTTCCAATCGATAGTGGTGTCGAGCCCTGTGATTTCTGCAATGGCTTCATTGGTTTCAAGTTTTCTTCTTGTAAATTTAGATGCGGGTACTCTGTACGCAAGTTCGGTTTTTGGCCTGTCCATACCGTCCTGGATTGGTTTGAAGAAGAAGGGATAGTTAACGGAAATTGGTACAACCTTATCTGTGAACATCTTTTTAGCATCGGGACCAGATTTGGACAATATGCCGAACCGTGAATCCGTAGATATTGTCGCAAGGTTGACCGACTCAGCTGAGGACATAAATGAGAATCCGCTTCTACGGTTCTTAAGATAACACATTCCATAACACCTGTCATCTGCTTTGCAAGCTTCCCAGAATATGTAGAATAATCTGTTTGACTCCCTAAAGTCTGGTTGCCCAACGTCAATTTTGCTCCACTGCAAGTACATATAGTGAGTACCAGTAATGTAAGTAGCCACGTCTTTATTATTGAACCAAAAACCTTGTTCTCTTTTATTAAACTCATTATCGATGTAATCATACCATTTTTCTTTAAAATTAACAGAATACTCTTCCCAATCAAAAACAGATTTAATCTTTTTTAATTCTTTAGGATATTCAGTGTATTCCCATTTATTAGAAACAAACCCGTGAGGTTTTTCTGGTTTTTTAGGTAAAGCTATTTTTAAATTTTGTATTTCATATACTTCACCTACAGTTCCATCTTTACTTATTACAATTATATCATGCTCTTCATTGTATCCATACTTCCATTTATTGTACCTATTCATTCTATTAAGAACTTTTGGTTTAATGTGGTTTTTTAATACTTTATATAAACTTTGAATATACATTACTTAGATCTACCTTCAGCAAAACCTTTAAAAGCTCTTTCTTCTTTAACTTCTTTTGGTTTATTATTTAATAAATTCTCTTCTTCCTCAATGCGGTTTAATATTTCAAATGCATCAAATATAGCTAATTTTTTAGTTGCAGCTGCGTTTTTTAATCTATCAGCAGATATGTCATCGTCTGAATCAACAATAGCTTCCTTAGCAACTTTTATTAACTCCTCAACCGCTACGTGCCCAGCTTGGATTATATTCTTTTTCGTTTCCTTGGTATTCATATTTAATTACAATATCATTAGATTTCATACAATAAAGTCTTTGCCCTTCTATTAAAAACTCCCACTCACTATTTGGTGTGTAGCCAACAAGATCTCCAGATGTTATTTTTAGCGCATTTAAAGAGCTATTGTCGTATTTTAATACACCAACAAGGTCTTTTTCTTTTTTGTTGCTAAACTGATCGTTATTAACTATAGGCATAACAAAACATCTGTCACCGACAGGTTTCCATGTTGAGTTATTTTTATATAGATATATTTGATCTAAAGCACAAAAATATAAATCTTCTTTAAAAAAAGATCTACTTTTTTTCTTAATACCTTTACTGTTATAAAAAGTTCTAAAAACATTTTGATGTATAACAACGGTATCACCTTTTTTTATACCAATATCAAATGCTAAAGGGGTTTCTACAACAATAGCAAGTCTATTAACAAATTTCCAACCTTCTATCTTAGTATTTAAATATAACTCTTTATCTTTTATGTTTATTTTATTGTTATACTTATCACCTAAAGGCTTAACTATAAAGTCATATATGCTTTTCATTAATACTGTAGATCATACTCAACTGATATAGCCATGTTAGAATTAAACTTCTTCCATGGCAATACCTCGTCTTTTTTCTTTATGTGTATATTATAAGAATTATCTTGCTCTTCAAATATTATATGCGATATTTCATGCCCGCCATAAACTTGTTGACCAATAGAATAATGCATAGCTTCGTTTTTGTAATCAGAACCTATGCTTATTTTTCTTATATTATTTTTCATCTTCTTCTACAATATCTTCATACGTACCATCTTGTAAGTTGATATTTACTTGACCATACTCTTCCTCTAATTCTTTTTTAGTGGCTTCGATTACTTTAGATAATTCCGCTATTTGACCGTGAACATTTTGTTTTTGAACGTCTAATACTCCTAGTGTTCTTAAAGCCTCTTGTAATTTACCTTGTTGATCTTGAACAGTTTTAAGTTGTTCTTCTGTGATTTTTTTTGTTAATTCTTTTACTTCACTCATAATTTGATTTTATTTGATTATTAATATTTATATATTTACTTGTTTTGTTTTTATTTTCCTACTATAAAATCAGCAACAGTTATACCAGTACCCGCGACAGCTGTAACGTAATCTACTGCTACTGGAAGTATTGATCCAGACTGTAAACCTTTAAAAGTTATTGCTTGGTTTGATACAGGTGGTGCTCCGTTTGAACCAACAACACTTGGTAATATAACAGAAATACTAGCGTCTGCAGGCATAACTCCACAGTATATTACAGAAGAGTCTAAGTTAGTGCCTAAGTTGCCTGATTGGTTTTGAAACTCCCAAGCTGGTCTAACATCTATACTAGCTATCATAGCTCCTGTTAAAGGCATTGCTTGACTTATAGTAGAGTCTTGTATTTTAAATTGTCCCATTTTTAATCTTTTTTATTTGTTATTTTTTTTGCTTTTTCCCAAGTTCTACCAACAAAATAAGCACCGTAAACGGTGACTAATAATGTTTGAAATATTGGTATATATTCTTCTGCTATTTTAAACTCTCCTACATTACCGTGAAAAAAAGCGCAAGCAGTAAATATAACAGTTAAATATATAAGCACTAAAGGTCTTATATTTTTTGATAATACACTGTCTGACTGCATGTCTGACTCCCATCTTTTAGTAACTTGCTCTTGAGCTTTATTATCTGCTTCTTCTAATATTTTTTGTATTTCTTTTTTTATTAAAAGTTTTTCTTCTTTGGTAGTAGTTAGTTTATCAATAACCTCACCAACCTCTTTTATAACGCTACTACTTAACCATTCCCAAATTTTTTTCATATAATTATTTTATTTTTTTATAATATATAATTAAATTTGTAGTTCCTTTTATATCTGCTTTTATTGTATTTAAATCAATTAATGAATACTTTATATTAGAATCATAATTAGATTCTTTAATTTTAAAATTGGTATTAAAGCTACCGTTTTCAAAACTTAAAAAAGTTTCATATCTTTTTTGTTTTTTATTTAAATTTAAAGTACAACTTTTAAAAGGATAGTAGTAATAATTATATACTTCCATTTCGTTTTCACTATTTTTTATATTCATTAAAAAATTAGTGTTATCACTTTTCCAATCACCATTGTATATCGAATAGTCAAAACTATTAATATTAGAGCAAGATATTATTAATGTTATTAATCCTAAAAATATTGATTTCATATAAATATATTTAATTGTTATATTAATATAATTACATGTTTTATATTTATTTACGCGTTCATAGTAAATTTACCACCTTGACCAGGGCTAAAAAGACTGTTTATGTTTTTATCTTTCATAATACTAGATTTTGATTGATCTTTAGTGCTAGCTATTGTATTTAATGCTTTTATTATTTTTTCTTTACCATATTTTTTAATAAAATTTCTACCATCATTTCCTAGTGTTTTGATTCTTTCATTTAGCTTTTTTAAATCAAATTGTTCTCCTGGAAACATATCCATATCAACTCTTAATTCATGAAAATTAGGGTAAAGTTCAGCTGGATCATCGTGATAACCAGTGCCTTTAGCCATTTTACCATCGTTTAAAATATTATTTAAAGAACTAAACATTGCAAGTCCTATGTCAGGATGCGTTAACTCGTGTTGAACTGTTGATCCAGATGGTCCAGAATGTTTTCCATAACTAAAAGTCCCTGGATTAACTATAGCTCCAATTGGTCTACCAGAAGGAGTAGCTCCTTCGCTAAGCACAGCTGCTTCTGTTTCTCCTTGACCTGAGGTAGTGCTTCCAGAACCTACGAGACCTAATATATCTGACATCCAACCCATTGGTTTTTGAAGGGCAGGCATTACCGGTAATTTAGACATTTGGTTTATTGACGCATCTAAATCAGCCTGAGAATAAGTATAGCCCGGCGCGTTGACATTTGATGATTTATAAAAGTTTTCTAAATTACCAGATGTTTTA